TTATTTAACCGTCATGAGTGTCGCAAAAGTGTCGCAGGCATATTTTGATTTATGCGACGGCTGTACTCCTGACATCCCCATCCAGTGAGCATAGGCGGTTAGCCAGGCTGCGCTTTCATCGGGAAAGGGAGCACTCGCAATAGGCTCCCAACTCATTCCGCCGAACTGAAACACCTTCTCCCGAACGTCCCAGTAATCGCCGCGTGGCCATAAAACATAGCGACGATCGGGAAAGCCGTTCAACGGAAGCCCCTCGTTATCTTTCAGCTTCTCACCTCGCTGCAGGAAAATGAAAACCGCCCCGTTAATGGATACGTACCGCATGCGCCCTCCTTTAGTGCTGTATATTTTCACAGTATATTCCAAAGCGGCTTTTTCAGTTCTCTGTTTTTAACCTGTAATCCTGCAGGCCTCGCCAGCTCTGGACTCGCCTGTAATCTTTACTCCTGCGCGCACCACCCAAACGATCTACCCAAAGCCACGTAAAAATTTTTTTCCTATTATTTTTCTGATGGTTATGAATTTTTACCGATCCCCCGCAGATCCTTTTTACTGAAAAAAACTGAAATTCTTTTCAATGTTTTCAGTTCTGGTTCTCCGCAAAGGTGCCAGCGGTGGCGCGCCCTGGCGGTCTGGTTTGTAGAAAAATAAAACTGAAAAATTTCCACGATCCAAAAACCGCAGGCGGGTGCGGTGTAGTGCCGTTTTTGTCTGCGACACGTTTATTTTGTGGCTGCGCCGCTGCGCCAGCTCTGCGGTGTGCGTCTGATCGTTTCGTGGTGTTCCGTGCGGGTGGGCTGTCTGCTGATGCGCTCAGGGCGCGTTCTGGTGCGTCTGGTTAGAGGGCGTAAAAAAGCCCGCGCATTGGCGGGCAAAAGGTGCATTCATTCAGGCAATTATCTGTTCGTACTTCCCTCGCGTTACGCCTGCCTTGCTGGCCGTTTCCGTAAAGGCACTGGCCTGGTTTGGCGCGCCTGTTCCCGGGTGCGTATGCCCGGCGCACTGCTGCGCCAGTTCTGCCAGCAGATCGATGGTATCCAGCAGCATGGTCAGGGTGTTGATGCTCCCGGTGCCGATATGCACCGTATCGCCAATAATCTGCTGACCTGCGGCCACGCTCTTACGCAGGGCGGCAATCTTCTCTGTCAGCGCACCGCCCGACTCAATATCAATATCCCCGGCCACCTTGCTGGACTGCCGGCCTTCAATATCCGTTTCAGCATTACCTTTGATGCTGGCCAGATAGTTCCCGCCTGCAGCCATCGCATAATCGCCCGTGGTGATACGCTGGATCACTCCAGCCATCAGCGTGGCCGTGCCGATCACCGTTGTTTTATCCGTGGCCTTAATGGTCGTTTCCCGCGTCACCAGTTCACGGGTTTCCGTATCGGCGGTAACGGTACGCGTCATCGACGTCTCACGGATAGCCTGATCGGTCTGCCGCTCCCAGTCTCCGCCCTGGGTAACGCGCTGCGATACACCATCACGCTGCTGCTGCAGCTGCTCGCCCGGCTTCACGTCCGGCAGGCTCGTCCCTTCCGGCATGGTCTGGCGCACAAACGGCTTATCCGGGCGTCCGCCCGTAAAACCGACTTCAACCAGCGTGCCTTCCGGCGGAAACTGAAACATACCCGAATCATTCCCGGCCATCGGAACCGGCAGCGGCACGGCAGAGTAAACCGGGGTTGTGCTGTCCGGGGTGCCGTCTGCGTCAAGCAGCTGTACATCCACCGCATAACGTGGGCGATAGGGATTTGCAAAATTCCCGCTGGTAACGGGCTCGCTGGCTGCGACCACCCGCGCCATCTTCGGCACATGCAGGCCGCTGGCCAGCTCCGGGTAATGGCTTTCAATCTGCCGCTGCATCGGTGTTTTTTGCAGTGGTTTCCCCGTAGCCTTGTTGCGCGGCGTCCAGGTGATCGCCATTGTGTCACTGGTCAGCGCAACCCGTGTCAGGCGTTCGCCGTTCACCTCCACACCTGGACGCAGGGACTGGATCAGCGGCAGCGTCATCGTATTGCCGCCCGCTGCGCCCTGGCTGAACTCGTGCGGGATTTCAACCGGACGCCCGGCGAACAGCGCCGCCTCTGCACCGCCTGCGTACATCGACCCGTCAGGCAACTGATACCAGACATAATCGTTAATACCGAACGCTTTACCCAGATTGCTCAGCAGCTGGAATCCCGTACCTGAATGGGTGAAATGCGGGATCGGCGTCCTGCTGTAGCTGGCATCAGGGACGGACACAGTGATGCCGCTGTTTTCCGTCAGCCAGGCCGCGACGTCGCGCAGCGTCGGATGCTGAAAGGAACATGGCCACGCCCTGTCAAAGACGCCTGCCAGCTCCCGCACGAACAGACGCATAAACCCTTTTTCAGCGGGCTGCGCACGTTCAACGTACCCGGTAAACCAGCGCAGCAGCTGACCGGAATAGCCCACATCAAGGCGCACCATCTTCCCGGTGTAGTCCTGATCGGTCTGGGCAGTAATAAAGCCCCGGCCGCAGCTGTTCAGTTCCAGCACCAGATTCACATCGGCAACATGGGTTTCGTCAGTGGACAAATACAGACGTTTAACTGGTTTCACTCATTACTCCAGGGCATCGTTTACGGGTTTCAGCACCTTGCGTTCAAACCACGTCATTTTTTCGTCTGATTCGCCCGCGCTTGCGGCTCCAGAGCCACCTGTACCAGCGCCAGCACCCTGCACTTTACTGGTTGCGCGGGAGGTTGCAGCGGCTTCTTTTTTCTCTGCCACGCTCAGGAACTCGGTCAGGGTAAACGTGACAAGCCAGGACATGCGTCCTTCCTGCTGCGGTGCATCAATCGTTCCGGAAAACGAGGCTTCACGCAGATTGACTGCCCGGGCAACATTATTTGCCACCCGGTACACGGTGCGCGCGCCACCTGTTTCCGTGGCGTTGGCCAGCTGAAACAGGCGCGTAAGAATGGCAATATCCTTAAACGGGATTTCACCGGACACACGCAGCTCCTTACCTTTTGCGCCTTCTTCGGACTTGGCCGTGGACGATGTACCGCCCGACTGGTCTTTATCCGGGAACTGCTGGGAAACGGTGACCCGCATATTTTTAAGCCGGATGGATTCGCCGTTAAGCGCCAGTGTGATCGCGGTCATGGATCATCCCCCTGATGCTGCTGAGATCGGAACCGGTCAGCATGATGGCAGCGGTGTAAATTGACGACACCGCCGGGATATCAGTGAGCAGTTCCCGCACCAACCCGGTACCGCTTCCAGTGGATGTGAACACCCAGGCGCTGGCACTCTTACCCGCCAGCTCGCCCGCCGCCTCCGCAATTTCTGACAGCAGCCCGGCACGCTGCGCCATAAAATCTGCCAGGCTGGCTTTCAGGCCGGAAAGACTCATAGAACCGGGTGCAGCTGCGCTGGCCACTGCTGCCGCGCTGCTCATGATTCGCGTTGTCGGTACGGAAAGCGGAGCAGCTAACGGCAGACCGCTCGGGACTTTCGCCGGTATCTGCATTTTTACCGTGTCCAGTTCCGCCGCCGAACGTGCCAGACGCGACACCTGGGTAAAAGCCGGCACAGGGAAAACAGCCGTCAGCGGATCGAGATTTGCCATAAATTCTTCATGGGCCTGCCCGGTCACCATGAGGATCACCACTTCTGTTTTATCCGTCAGGCTGGCCATCTTTTCAGCCAGCCAGGTCACGGCGTTTTCCGGGCTAAGGTATACGCCGTTTTCCGTTTTTTGTCCCAGCCCGTAAACCCACGGATGAGCAGCGATCATCGCAACATGTTCTTTCTGAATCGTGTTTGTCAGTTGTATAACACTTTTTTTCCACATCGGCCTTTCTCCTAAAGACCTTTCTGGTCTGAAGATATACGCGCCTCAATAGCTTCGATACGGCTACTTAGCTGCTCATATTTACGACGCTGAAAAGCTGCTTCTATAACGAGCGCTTCTTCGTATCGGATGCCCCATTTATCTCCGGCCTGCACTTCCTCTGACACCAAAATCTTTGTCTGCATTAGTGGATAGATACCGCTATCAATCTCCTCTTGCGCCAAATTCCGGTATTCCGCAGGCTTGTAGTCCCATTGGTCATAGCAAATTAATCCGTACTCGAATCCATCAAGGCCGTGCCTCGCAAATGCTTCATGCACCCGCTGCGCGATTACACCGAAGTGCCAGCGCGCACCGTCAACACCTTTGGCCTCAATTCGGTCCTTGAGCTTAAACATGCACCAGTTCACCTCACTCCAGGCATCCAGTAATTTATCGGTTATGAGCTCCTGAATAGGCTTATGCGTATCATCTGATGTGACGCTAAAGGCCGACTGCGTGAAACCGCCAGAAAGCGGAGAGGTCGCCGCTCCTAACGCCGTATTGTTAGCTGTTACAGGATAAAGGCTCCCCTGAATGAGCACATTTGGGCCAGCCAGACCAATATCCGGCCCCTTGAAATAGATCCCGGCGTTACTTGCGGTCGCGCCGCTGGCATAACCCCGAATAAGAGGCGTTTCCTCATCCGTTAAAAACACGTAAGTCGGTGTTCTGATCCAGGGATTGTTCCCCAGCAAATCCGCAACACGCTCCTCACTGCCGCCATTCACGTCCGTAAAAGTTACGCTCTTGGCTGTACCATCCGGGCACGAGTTTCCCTTCCAGCGATTTTTGCCCCCGATCGTTTCATCGGAACCAAGCCTGCGCCAACCCTTAAAAAGATTGTCACGGATTAAGCAATTGGATGATCCCGGCGCAATGTTCACGCCAAACCCACCGCCGGGATATGCGGTAACTGATAGGGGATTCTCCGGGAAGGCATTGTTGGATTCCACTGTGACGCCTACACAACTTTCCAGCAGATATCCTCTTAACCCGATAATAGGTTCAATTGCTCCATTAGAAAGCATAGCGCCGTGGTTGTAGTCACTGTTACCAGAAATAACCCCACCATCAGTTTGCTGATAGCGAACGGTAATTCCACAACTGGTAAATGTGTTATTGCATACATCAACAGCCTTATTGCGAACCGCAAGAAACTCAGACTGAGCACCACGAACACAGTTACGGAATGTGTTGGCGAATATTTTTGCCGATTCAAATCCACGCTTAAGGGAAGATCCGTGGAAACAAGTGTCGAGTATGTTTCCCGTCGCAGTAGCTGAACATTTTAGCGTTCCACTTTCATCTGCTGACAGGTATATCCCAAGATCGCGGTTCCCTTTGAGGTAGCAGCGCTCAACATGTTGCTCCAGAACTCCACCGATAAAGATACCACTATCACCACCGGCGCTTTGCCAGTGCTGGCCCGCAAGAGTTACTACGCGGCTGACGGTTGCGCGCGTTACTCCAGATTTGACTACCCCTCCTACCGTGTAATCACCCCGGATAGAAAGCCCGTCACACGTTGGTGACTTCCCTGGATGAGCAGGGGGATACTCTGTGATAAAGGGCATGGTAACAGAGCCCTTTTGATTTCTCTGATCAAAGAAGCCACCATCCCAATCAATTGTGATGCCCTCATCTGGCAGGCCAACCCCATCTAATGGCATCTCAAGCCGGATCATGTCGTTATCAACACCATCCGTAAAAAATTTAGCGCGCGGAGAGCACATGACATTAAGTGATTTAGTCAACGTAGCCAGCACTCCGCCTGCGTCTGTCCCTTCATTCGGTATGAAATAATTTCCTTCAGGAATATGGATATCACCTCCATATTCGAAAGCAGATTTTAATGCTGGAACAGAAGACTTTACACCTGTCGGATCGGCCCCGCCTGAAAAGCCCTTCCAGGTAACAGACTTAATTTCCGGTCTATCATCCAGACCAAGCTTTGATAGAGCACCTTCCAAATCAGGCACTGCTAAAATATCCCTACCAAAGTCACTTACTGCCGACATTTTAAGTAATGAATCTTTATCGAAATAAGGAACAACATCTGGTTCAGCTGACAACCCTGCCATTTGAGCTAACGAACTTGCCTGGCGCAGATCGACAACGGTGCCATCTGCCAGAACATCGGCGATGGCAAAAACATAGTGCTGCTCATCACCGGTAACGTAACTTTCCAGGGTTTCCGCAACAGTGATTTTAGTAGCAGTCGCCCAGATACTGGTCATCGTTCCGCGCCAGCAAACATCGACCCAAATTTTTGACGGTCTTGTAGCAACCGCCAAGGTCTGATCAAATAGCAGCTCTGCGCGTAATCCCTCGATGTACGCAGCTCCCTTTTTAACCTGATAACTGCCGTTCGCGCCCGATACCAGAAACCCGTCTTTCAGGAAGGAGGCGACGCCGTAAGTGTCGATGTTCTCAAGGCGGATGCGCTCATCTACGCCATTCAGGCGGGCAGTAAAGTCAATCTGCCAGGTATCGGCAGGTGTGGTGATATTCGTCTGCGTCGACGCACCGTTATATTCCATCAGGAAGGAACGGGTTAACACGTTGCCCTGCTGGCCGGACTGGGTGCGGATTTTCTTCTGCGACGGCGCATGCACGATCATGGCCACCACGCCGCTGGCTTTATTGAGCAGACCTACCCAGTTAAATTCGAAGTCGCCCACATCTGCGCCCAGCACCACCGAATACACCACGGCATTGCTGTTTACCATGCCCGTTTTGCTGACGGCCTGGCGATGCACGATTTGCGCCTCTGGCGGCAGACCTTCGGCACGGTCAATGGGATCGGTGATATTCAGGTTCGGCACACTGGCGAACACGAACTCATCCAGCGTAAGTACGCCGCCGTTGGCCGCTTCCTGCGCTTTAAGTGCCTCAAAGGCCTGGGTGATAACGGTCTGACTCATAAAAGCACCTATATTTTTGCGCCAAAGACGGCGTTATTTTCGTTTTGTGTTACAGCGGGAAATACCATGTACTCCCCGTATTCCCTGTCAGTACCGGACACCGATTCACGGGCGCCGTAGCAAATCAGCTCCCCTTCATCCCATCCGGCATTGATAAAAAGTTTCAGCGTCGTCATCACTTCGTACTGATAACGGCGGCAGGTACGCCCGTACTGGCGGATTATCTGGATCATCAGCTCCGTATTCGCCGCCAGCTGGCTGTCAGAAACGCGAACCGAGATGATGTCCCAGTCAATACCAGGCTGACGCTCGACCAGCTCCACATACCCGATGCCGAGTCGCTCAAAAATCGCAATAAACCCCGCAACCGACCCGGCATCACGGGCATTCACAAAGGCATACGCGACACGTTTACGGAACAACGTCAGCGGCTCATGTTTAAACCGGGTGATATCCCTGTCCCACGCCAGCAGGTTCAGCAGTGACTCATTGCAGGTCAGCGGATCAAACTGGTTAACTGGCCAGGTGATCCAGCCATATACCCGCGCCCAGAATCGCCGGGCGGCGGCAAGCAGCTTTTTCGGCTCCCCTTCGTTCATCCAGAACGGCAGCGCCAGTGACGCCAGCTTTTTCAGAAAATCAGGCATCTTTCAGCTCCACGGTCAGATCGGACAAACGCGGGACATTCAGATCGCTGACGATATCGGCCAGCGAAAATGCCAGGGAGTCGATCACGGCGTAGGCCTTGTGCAGCTCCCGCCCGAGGTTTGAAAATGAAAACCGGTCATACGGCCAGGTGCGTTTCACGTCAAAATCACTGTTTTCCCGGAACGCGCTGCGGATCAGGTTTTCAACGCCCGATTGCAGGGCGGTGTATTCATCCACAGCAAGATTCGCCAGGTTCTCCACGTACACGGTCACAGTCAGCTGATGCAGGGTTTCCGGCATGGGGAAACACTGCATATCATCGCCATGTCCGTGGTGCCCCTGTCCGGTGATGTGGTCATTCACTGCGTCAATAAACGGCTGAGAAATCACGCCCGTATCAAGCAACAGATAGGCGTTCGCCGTACCTGGCCCCCGTGGTGCGTCATGCTCAAAATAAATGCGGTCGATGCTCAGTCCGGCCACGCTGGCAATCATTGAGCGGTACACCGCGTCAGTGTGGTAATTGCCCACCAGGTTGAACTGATTCCGGCAGCGTTCACGCAGCTCGTCATCGCTCTCTTCATCCGCGCCCGGCGTGGTCAGCCAGTCATCCTCGTTCACCACACGACTGATACCCGCCACGGCCACAGGCAAAATACGGTAATAGCCCGGGGCAAGGTTCCATGCTCCGCCCGTAGCGGAAGCTGTTACCGGGATCAGGGCGCTGGCCATATCGGCGGTGATGGTAAAGTCCGCCGTGGTGTCCAGCTCGTACACCACCCCGTTAATGCGCTCAGTCTGAATACGCGTTCCCGCCTTCACCGTGACCACAGCGCGGGCATCCATTTTGTAAAAACGAATGACACCTTGGGCGGCAACGGCGGGTTTCGGCGTCACGTTCACCGCCCACGCCAGCAGGCGCAGCAGCTGACCGGATGCCGTGGCCACGAACATGTTTGCCAGCACCGTGGATACCAGGACGTCTTTGAGCCAAAGAACGGGCGTGGTCACGATGGCAGTGATCAGCCGCCAGAAGGGCGACATGCGGGAGGTATTGGTAATCAGCCCCTCTTCTGCCGCGATGGCGTTGAACTGCGTGCGCAGCTCCTCCGCCGTGGTCGGCATCCCGCTTTTTTTCACCACTTCGTTAAAATCAACTTCCGGCTTCGTTGTCATAATTCCGCCCTAACCGATACCGAACCAAAATCCCATGTGCCTGCGGTGATCCACAGGCGCTTCGCGCTTTCCTCTGTGATCACCACCGTTCCCGGCTCTATTCGTTCATCACTTTCAATAAGTAATTCCAGCCGGGTTAAAATATCTCCGCGCATGGTCGGGCTGCGTTCGGCAATTAATTCAGTAGCAAGACCACTTTCCAGAATTGAATGCACAATGTCCTGACCAATACTTTGCTTGTTATTGCAAAGCACAGGCTCATTACCGGAGTTAAGAACGAAATTCCACCCCTCAATCAGTAAATCAATATATAAAAGCTCACTCATTGCAGTTCGCTCCATTCCGCAAGTTGTCCCGGCGTCATTGCTTCTTTCGGATAAATATTTACCTGGCCGTAATGCTTACTCTGGTCAGTAACAGATTTAGCGTTGCTGTTAATGGTTTTGCTGATACCGCCTTTTTCAACGCCCGTTAATTTCCCGCCCGTGGATAACGTATTTTGCGTTATTGGCTTTTCGCCAGTTTCTCCAGAAAGGGAAATATTCACGCCCGGAATTTTATTCAGCTTTTCTACAATCCAGTTCCATGAATTTAAAAACGTTGCCTTGATGGTATTCCAGACATTATCGAATAAGCCCACAATGCCACTTGCCATTCCCGCCAGTGAATCCAGCGGAGAAAAACCGGTAAGCAGTGCCACAAAACTGTTCCAGCCATCGGCGATAGTCTGCCAGGCACTCTGGAACACCCCGGCCACCCAGCCCACGGCTTCGGCCAGCACCTTAAACGCTGCGGTATTCATCACCGCCGCTTTGATGGCCTCCCAGTTCTTCACCAGTAACCAGCACCCGGCAACCAGCAGGGCGATCGCGCCGATGATAAGCAGTACCGGCCAGCTCATCAGATTGATGCCGATCCCGGCCATCACCGCCGCCATACGCACGGCCAGCAGGATACCCCGCAGAACGGCAAGCCCCGCATTCCAGACCGCAACAGCTTTCGTCGATAGCCAGACAGCAGCGGTGTAAATCTTCGTGACGGATGTCAGCGCCACCCAGATCCCGCGCAAGCCTGTCATCACGAAGAACGACACACCCATCACGATATTTGCCAGCGCACCGGCAGCGGCCATGCTTAACACTGCCAGCGTCACATACCCCACGACGCGGGCGATGTTGGGAAACATCTGCATCCACTTCACGAAGGTGGCACCCATATCGGCCAGCTTATTCAGCAGTGGATACAGCACGGGCAGCAGCGTCAGGCCAATAACGGTCTGCGCAGCATTCAGGATGGCCACAAACCTGTCCCACGGCTTAACCATCTTCGCGGCCATTTCCTGGGTACGTTTCAGACCGTCAGAACCGCCCAGCTCAGTGATGTTGCGCTGCAGCGAATCAATATTGCCGTACAGCTGCTTCACCACCGCCGAACTGTCACCGAACGCGTCATCGAGCTCTTTCTGCGCCTTAAGGTTTCCCTCCAGGCTCTTTCCGTATTTGCCCTGCAACTTGATGAGCATGTCCGGCATCGAGAGCATATTCCCCTGCGCATCCTGGAAGGACATCCCCAGCTTTTTAGCGCCGTCCACCGCGCTGTTCATAAACGACTCATACGCACCGCTGGCCTCAGATCCCAGACTGCGGCTCAGTTGTCCCAGCACGGCCAGCTGCTCATCGATCCCGATATTGAAGTTATTCCCGACGCCGCGCGCCCCTTCCATCAGGTCTTTAATCAACCCCATTTCCGCGCCGAACCGCTGGCGCATCACCGTCATTTTGCCTGCCAGCTGCTCGGCAAACTGCACCTTGCCCAGGCGGTCAGCGTCGCTTTTAAAGTTGGCGAACATTTGCCCCATAAACTCAGAGGTATCCTGAGAGGTGGCTTTCATCGCAAAGGCCAGGGTATTGGCGACTTTGGTCATCTTCGGCAGCTCTGTCGCCGTCAGACCATCAATCGCCCCGTTAATCTGCGCCGTGGAGTTAACGAACTCGATGGCGCTTGCCCCGTAAGTGGCGCTGAACAGAAGCGCATCACGCCGGACAGTTTCCAGTGCCGTGCTGTCGATACCCCGCGCGGAGGCCTCGTTAAGCGCATCAAACATTTCAATGGCCGGGGAGAGTGCGCCGCGCACCGTCTGCGCGACGCCCCACATGGCCAGCGCGCCCACGCCAATACGTTTAAACGCATCCTTTGATTTATCTGCAAAATCCGTCACCGACGTCTGCGCCTGTTTTAACGGGCGCGTTAATTTGTCGATCAGGCTTAATGTAAAATCCAGTTGTCTCATTATGAGCCTTTAAACGCGGTTCCAATTCCATTGGCCACCGCTACTTTCATATTTTCCCAGTAGCGGTTATCGAGCCAGACGGCAGCGGCGATATCATCAATATTATCTTCCCCGTGGGGGAGGTAATGGCGGCGTAATATTACGTACTGGCTGAGTCCATTTGATTCAATCGCATGGACTCGCGCCGTTAGTTTTTTACTTCGATTTCCAGTTCAGGCGCGTAAATCTCATTTACTTTCGCAACCAGCTGCAGCGGCACGCCCGGACGGGTAATAAAGCCTTCCAGCTCCGCTTTACTTTCCGTTGCCACGATACGTTTTAAATAACTGACCGCCGGGGCGACTTTGTTATCCATCGACATATCATTAATGAACTTGTTATAGGCGGTCACGTTTGGCTCAAATACCAGCTCAACACCTGCAATAGCTAATTTAATTTTCTCGCTCATTTAATTTTTCTCTCTGGTTAATTTCATCCACGAGCGTGTTATGTCGCGCCGCGCAGACGGAATATAAATTCTGATAATTAAGTAACGCCCCGGCGACCAATGCCCCGGTGACTCCCTCAAGGCGCGGGAGTTCCTCCGGGCACTTTGTTTTGAGGTTTTCCTGATAAGGCACGCCCGGCTCTGGCTGCGGCTTCGTTGAACATGCTGACAAACTCATCAGACACGCACACGTTAGTAAAAACCGGCTTAACCATTTCGGTGCGAATTTCACGCGGCTGCGCATTGGCCAGCGCCTCCAGTTTGTTTTCCATACTGCGCGCTGACTCGCTGGCAATGGTCTGCGTGGTGGCGCGGGTTTTATTTGCCGCTGCCGTTGCCGCCGTGGAGATCGATAATTCCAGACTGTCGCGCCGCCAGTCAGCGGTAAGCCAGCCCCAGACGAACGCTACCGCAACCACAATTAACCACTGGCCAGTTGTCATCAGCGCACCCCGTTGTGTTCCAGGCTGAAATGGTTGCCGTCCGGGTTGGACTTGAAGCGCCCGCCCCAGCTGCCGCCCAGCGACTCCCAGTATTCACCCAGCGGCAGATACGCTTCGCTCTTGTCCTGGTACTGGCCGTTAATGAACAGGTTAAAATCCACGGCCAGACGCTGGGTGTGCAGGCTGTTGGCAATACCGCTGCCCTTTTTCGCGTTCAGTGCCGCCTGTTCCGGCGTGCGGTATGCCTCGCCATACGTCAGGCGGTATCCGTGGCTTTCAGCCCACAGCACCAGATTTGCCACCATGATGGTGAACAGCTGCTGCTTTTCGCTCAGTGTCATTGTGCTTCGCTCCCTTCCTTTTTCCCGGCTGCGCGACGGCGCAACCACAATTCAACTGCCTGATAACCTGCAATACCCAGCGCCGCCCCCACCCCCTGAATGGCCAGGGGATTGGCATTCGGGATTTGAATCAGTACCGCTCCGGCCATCACCGACACAAAGCTGCCCAGGATCACGCGCCCTGCGAAATGGCGCAGCGTGATGGGGTCATCACCAGACAGCACCTTGCCGATGGCAATCAGGGCTCCGATTAACAGCAGTGAAAGGAGACTTTTTTCATGTTCCTGCATGGTGTGCCTTACCCGATCAGGTTTTCTGTGGCTTCCGCTTCCAGATACGGGATACCGTCGATGTTGATAAAACGCGGGTCAGTCACGACAAACTTAAATTTGCGTGTGGATACCGCGCCCCCTTTGGGGTCGATGTTCAGGAGGCTGGAGAGATTCAGCTTGCAGCCGAACGCCTCCACCTTGATTTCTTCATCCCCCGCTTTTGCGTAGAACAGGAGATCGAGCGGCGGGATACCGCGCCATGATCCGTTCTGCTGCGCACGCGCCTTGAGCACCGCAACGGCCTTTGTTGCCAGCTCAAGCTCACCCTCTGCCGTCACGTCACCGTCAACGTAACCATCCGGCACGCCGTGCGTGGTGGCCGCTGTCGTGTTGTCGGTAATGTCCAGGGTACACGCCTCGACGTGTACCAGATCGCCGTCCACATAGACGTCAAACGACATACCTGAAATACGTTTGCTCATGTGCTGGCCTCCGTGTTCTGGTCTAGCAGCAGACTGATCGTGATTTGCAGCGGCACTTCATACGTGCGAACCACGATGTAAATCTCGACATGCTTTTTCGTTTTCCAGACGATCTGCACATCCCCGTCCTGCGGTGGCTTCGTTTCGCCAGGGAACAACACCCCGTTAATCTCAGCGGCTTTCGACATTTCCCGCAGCGGGCGCGCAAAAAGCGTCTGGTGCGCGGCAATACTGCCCGGCGTGCTGTTCAGCGAACGATCCCCGATTTTGCCGATGGCCAGCAGACGAACCCGGCGCGCCGCTTTATCAGCAATACGTACCGTTTCAATCGACTGGTAATCACCGCCCTCAACGTCCAGCGTGCGCCCGTCAGACCAGTAAATGCCGTCGTAATCGGGATACCACATCGCCACGCTGAAACGCTGCGATTCCAGCGCCTGCAGCGTCGCAATCTCAATCGTTTTGCCCGTGCCATCCTTCGGCAGATCGTCACTGCCCAGACGCAGCAGCGCCCCGGTTTTTACGCGCGCCGGACTGTCGGCAATGGTGACGGCCCGGTTACACAGCCGCCCGGCCAGTACACCCGGCTCGTTGCCCCAGATACGGGGAACCAGCTGCACCGCCTTTTCTGCAATGCCCGCCTGTAGCGCGGAAAGTCGCGCCAGATATTCCGCCTGGTCTTCATCAGGCTGGAATCCTTCGACGGCCAGCGCGAACCACACCCAGCGCCCAAACTTCGCAATCAGGTTTGAGCGCAGCGTGGCGGCATCGTTGATCGTTGCCTTTTCACTGACGTCATCGCAGAGCACGACACCTTCAACCGAACAGGAAACCTGCGCCGCGATGACGGCATCCACCCAGTCTTTTTCCGCCGCGTCTGCCGGCAGGGCGTGAACAAACGCCCACCAGTTCTGCCCGGCGTTCGCCTGGGCTGCGATCAGATCGCTTTTCAGCGGCGAATCTTCCTCACCCAGCACGGCATCAAAATCCGTCTGCGCGTTCACCGCGATGGTTTTTCCGGTGTTGGTCGTACCTTTCCCGATAAACAGCGCCGCGCGTTCGACTTCCGTCACCTCGCCCAGCAACTGATTTACCTGGTTCACATCCACTAACGGCCAGGTCATGAATTACCCCTTATGTCCTGCGCGTTCACGTCCCAGCCAAAGCCGATGGCCTGCAGCTGGCGCGCCAGCGCCTTGTTAAATTCTTCATCGCTCATGCCGAGGAAGGCACGGGCGGGCAGATCAATCGTCCAGCTGTTTTTCACCGTTTTGCCGAGCAGCTTGCGGATCAGCAATCCGGCCTGGTCGTAACTCATGGTTTCCATCAGCTGCTTGTACGTGGGCTTAACCATCCGCTTGCCCCGCTTCACCTGATAACCCAGTGACCGCAGTTTTTTGGCCTGCGACACCGTGGCCATCTTGCCGCTGTTACTCCCCCTCGCCTTACCGCTGCGGTTAATGCGCATCGTCATGCCGTTCTGCTGCGCGTACCCCACCACCCCGGCCGGAACCGGTGATTCACCGTTGCGGTATCCGCCCCCCTGCAGGTACACCCGGACAGCGGCGATTTCCGGCATTTCCCGGATGTGCAGCAGCTTCGGCATGTTGCGCAGCATCTTTCCCCTGCGCTTTGTCCTGCGCCCCGGCCACGGCAGGCCATCCGGTGACTGCTGGTTACGGACGTTGCGCTTAGCCGCGGCAATCAGTCCGTATTTCGCCAGGCGCCACAGTAACCGCTGGCGCTTTTTGGGTGGCAACTCCAGACTGGACAGCGCCTGCCGCAGTTCGGCCAGCTGTTTCTTATTCAGCTCACCGCCTGCAAACATCAGGCGTCACCCACAGGTGCGCCAGCGGGATCGGTACTGAATACCGTCGCACTGAATGCCGTCAGTACCTCCGGGTCAACCAGCGACCAGCGTTCACCGCGCCACGGGATAGCGCCGTTTTCGTCCTGGCGGATCACCAGTTCTTCAACCAGCGGCATCGTCAGCACCACCACGGCGGTTTCCTCATCCTCCGGGGATACATCCCAGTCCGGTTCGGCATCCGTGATACCCAGCTCATCCATTACGGTGCTGCCGTAGTCATCCAGCCAGGCTTCCATCAGCGAAACCAGCAGCTGCGGCGGGCAAAGCCGGTACGGGAAACGCTCCCAGGCCAGCTGCGCGCTGTAGCGAATCACCGCCTGGCGGTACTGCCCCAGCCCCAAATCTTTTGCGGCCGGAATAATGCGCATTTCATCAATCAGGCTGGTAAAGCCCTGCATGGCGCGCTCAGGCACATTTGCCCGGAAAAAGGCGGTCAGTGATTCCAGCTGCGTTTCACTCATACCTTGCTCACCGTTACCCGTTTCAGCCCTTTAATCAGCCGGATGGTGACGGAGGACTCCGCCAGTAACCCGGCGCGGGTTTCCTCGCTCTCCTGCCCCGGATGGGTGTCACGCCGCCCGATGGTGGCGAACTCTCCCAGCAAATCGGCCTTAGCGCGGGCAAACACCGCTTTGGTGTACTGCGCACAAAGCCCGTTAATCCCGCCGAGGCTGACGCCCGGCACACTGGCCGCAGTGGCATGACCTGCCGCCCGGTGCTTTTCCTCCACAGAGGCCAGCCCCGCATTCACCTCTGTTACCGCCGCCAGTAATGCCTGGCCAACGGTTCCCGCGTCCATATCGGGCGGAATGGCGCGCGCCGCCTGAAAATCTTTCAGGTTCAGGTCTGGCCAGAAGCCGTTATTGGTCAACGGCTCATCGTTGTAGTTGATCGGATTCCCGCTAAACATGGCTCCCCCGAAAAAGGCGGGCTGACCGGAGTCCACGGCACAAAGCACATCGTGCGTTGCCCTCATCCGCGCCCGCCCGGCTTGCGGTAGTCGTTATTGTTCTTTTGCCAGGCTGCGCAGGCGCGCCGCAATCTGGTTTCGCATCGTTCCTACGCCCACCCGCTTATAAAGCTTCTCCGCCGTCGCCAGCAGTACAGCGGCTTTTTCCAGCGTTTCCGCGTCCTCCACTGCCGTGGCGCGGGTCTGGCCACTGTCATCACGTAGCAGAAGCAGCCCGGCGAACTTGAACCACTTCGCCGTGATTTCTTCGTGCAGCCGCCAGCGCGTGGTGACGTTCTCAAAGGTGCGTGAGAAATACGGTTCGATACTTTCCCCTGCCGCCGCCGTGCTTTCCGCCCAGGCCATCACCGTATCGGCCACGAATGCCGGGAAGGTGCTGCGGATGTTGTCCGGCGTCGGCTGCTGCTGCGCAATGGCGATATCTGCCAGCTCCAGCGCCTTATCCAGATCCCCGGCATCAAACAGCCAGATCACGCACCAGGCAAAGACCGGGTGAGCAAACACGCTGCCGCTTTCCAGATACGCCGTTACTGTCGGCATCCACTTCGGCAGCAGTACGTCACGCTTATACGCAACCCGGTCGGAAATCGTCGGCAGGGTACGAAGCCAGGCCACATCCTGATTCAGCGCCTGGATTTGCACATGCAGACTGTCGAGACTTTCAACGGCCTGGCGGCGCTCCAACTGCTTTTGTAAGGCAATCTTCTGGTTGTGGCGTTGCGCAGGTGACAGTGCCATTTATCAGCCCTCCGAAGGCTCGGCCAGCTCACCGATGGTCACGGCGTTTTCGTCAATGGCCGCGTACAGCTCCGGCACTTCGACGGCGTAACCTTCGTTTCGCAGGTATTTGTTTTCGTACTGCTTACGGTCATCCACGAACTCAGCTTTACGCTGGCGCGTATTGCGCTGGGTGTAGATATGCAGGTTAGGCAGCATGGTCACGACCATACGCTTACCCGGCATGAACGGTGGCACCATTGCAGGACGTCCGGCGATGGTGTTACCCAGCATCTGCGCGGCGATTTTTTCCGTTGGCTTGTCAGCGCCCTGGTACAGACGGAACTGCTCAGCCGCCACCAGGTCAGCGCCAGCCAGCACCACCAGACGCGGGTCAGTACGGAACTGCTGCGGAATTTTGGTGTTGATGAGATCGGACGCCATTGCATCCAGGGAACGGTAATCACCCTGCTCATCCAGCGTGACCGGATCGGTGATGATTTGCTTGCCGCTATCCCACTCTTTCATGATGGCGTGCCAGCCTTTGTTTACGTCCTCACCGTTCGGGTTAGTTTCGTAATTCGTGGTTTTTTCGACGCTCTTACCGTTAAAGCCGATACGCAGCATATCCAGCGCAAAGGCCTGGTTAGAGAAGGTCTGTACCAGCTGGAAGAACTCGTCTTCAGTCTTCCCGGAGTTAGCCCAGACAGAAAGCAGATCCCAGCGCAGCGCCGCACAGGAGTCGGTTTCAACCAGCTTATAGTCGTTACCGTCCACACCCACACGGCGGGTAAAGCGCCCGGATTCACTGCGCCCGGTATACAGACCGGATGCACCCACGTTAATCACCTGGCCGGAAAGCTGATCCACGTCCAGGCAGGTAATCATGTTGAGAAGCTCAACAGATTCCAGCAGCGCCAGGCGCAATGCAGTTTCTTTCGGGTCGGTCATGGCGAAATAACGTTCGGTATCAGCAACGCCGTAATCCTTCGCCATGCCCGCGCAAAACGCATTCATCAACTGGCGCGCACGTTCATTTAAATACATAGATATTCCCCGCGTTGACGCGATTAATAATGAAAAGGTTTATTTAAAAGCGATTAAAGGAACTTGAATCCTTTACCTTTATTTTTATCGCCGAACTGACGCTGCGGCATTGTGGTCACTTTTTTATCCAGCTTGCTGAAATTTGCCAGAATGGTTGGCAGGCTATCGCGCAGGCTGGCAAATTCTTCGGTATCGACCACTTCCGCAATGGTTTCAATATCGCCCTGCGCCGCTGCAATTTGCTCTTCGACTTTTGCCAGGCGCTCTTCAATACCATTAAGCGCCTCTGCCAGAGCCTGTAATTTGTCGTCACTGGTCGGGTCATCGCCCGACACCTCTTCAAATTTTTTCTTGGGTTCAATATTGAACAGCTTTTGCCACGGAGTTTTCATTTTCTTTTCCTGCGTAATTTTTCCATCAGAGGACATTGCGCACGCGTAATATCCCTGCTTCGTTAACTTGCGTTTTTCTGAAAAACGCAGACGTGTAGTGCCAACACTTGCCGGGCGGTCAGTCACCGCCAGCCCCTTGAGATACGTCCGGCCGCTGCCGCGCCAGTTCTCTTCTGGCTCAATGGAGAAATAAACCATCTGGCCTTCGCGGTTCGCATGAATCAGGTTCAGATTGGGGGTGAGCTTTGCGTATAACCGGGCAAGTCCGTCCTCTCCGTCCTGCCACATGGCCGCTGCAACTTCGCCACAATTTCCCCAGTCCCGTGAATGCTCCGGCCAAATCATTGCGCCGTAGTGTTCAGCGTTATAGGTTTCCCCCATATCAATGATCCACTCGCGATAAATCTGCCGCTCATCGACCGTATCCCCTTCGGTGGCAATACACAGCCAGTCAGTTTTTAAATGGGACATATCCCCTCGCCTCGCCGTAATTGCCAGATGATTATTACGAATAAATAACCGGGCATCATCCAGATTAATTCTGGTCAGTTCGGATAAGCGGTAATAAACGAACACCTGCGAATTAAAGCCGCCGTTTTTTATAATCAGCCACGGCATAATTAAATCTATGGCTAAATACTCCGAAGAATTAAAAGGCGTTGCCCGCGCACTTTATCTGCGCCGTGCCACCCCAAAAGAAATTGCTGCTGATTTAAATCTGCCGAATGCGCGGATCATTTACTACTGGGCGGAGAAATACCAATGGGCTGACCTGCTAAGCCATGAAAGCACCGAGGAAGCGATTGAGCGCCGCTACCAGCTGCTTGCCGGGCGAAACGAAAAGACCGATCTCGAACTCAAAGAAATGGACATGCTGATTGCTCACGCCACGAAGCTGCGCGCCCAGAGTAATAAGCACAAAGAGAAGCTGGCAGAAAGCCAGGGTAAACGCCGCGACCAGGGCGGCGGCGATGAGGACGACGACCAGCCACGGAAAAAGCGCCAGTACCGTAAGAATGATATTTCGGGGCTGACGCAGGAAGATTTCGACGCCTTTGCAGAAGAAAACCTGTTCGGCTATCAGAAGCATTTGCGCCTGAATATCGCCCAGCAAATCCGTAATATCCTGAAAAGCCGCCAGATCGGGGCGACCTGGTATTTCGCGTATGAGGCGTTTGAAAATGCCGTTATGACGGGCGATCCGCAAATCTTCCTGTCAGCGTCACGCCCGCAGGCCGAGGTGTTCCGCAGCTACATCGTCAACATTGCGCAGCAGTATTTTGGCATCACCCTGACGGGCAACCCGATCCGCCTGAGCAACGGCGCAGAGCTGCGCTTCCTCTCCACCAATAAAAACACCGCGCAGTCCTACAGCGGCCACCTGTACTGTGATGAATATTTCTGGGTGCCGAACTTTGCGAAGCTGAACGAAGTCGCTTCCGCAATGGCCACCCACGACAAATGGCGCACCACCTACTTTTCCACACCATCTGCCAAAACGCACCAGGCGTACCCGTTCTGGACGGGCGAAGAGTGGAAACAGGGCAGCAAGAAACGCGCCCACGTGCCGTTCCCGACGTTCGACGAACTGCGCGACGGTGGCCGCTCCTGCCCCGATGGCCAGTGGCGCTACGTCATCACACTGGAAGATGCGATCAACGGCGGGTTTAACCTGGCCAGCATTGACCGCCTGCGCAACCGGTACAACGAAACCACGTTCAGCATGCTGTATATGTGCGTATTCGTTGACAGCAAAGACAGCGTTTTCAGGTTCTCCGACCTGGAAGCCTGCGCCGTGGAAACGGATACCTGGCAGGATCACAACCCGGACGCTGCCCGGCCATTTGGTGATCGCCCGGTCTGGGGCGGATTCGACCCTGCGCGCAGCGGCGACCTGTCGTGTTTCGTCATCGTTGCCCCACCCATTCTGGCACCTGAAAAATACCGCGTGCTGCGGGTGTTCAGCTGGAAAGGAATGAACTTCCGCTGGCAGGCAAAGCAGATCGAGAAACTCTTCCAGCAGTACAACTTCACCTATATCGGCGTGGACGTTACCGGGATAGGCCAGGGGGTGTTTGAAAATATCCAGCACTTCGCCCTGCGCGTGGCCAAACCGATTCGCTATGACCGTAACACTAAAGACCAGCTGGTACTCAAAGCCTGCGACGTGGTGGAGAGCAGCCGTATTGAATGGGACAAAGACCAGAAAGAGATCCCGGCCAGTTTTATGGCCATTCGCCGCACCAGTACGCAGAGCGGCAATGCCATGACGTTTGTCGCAGACCGCACGCAGGAAACCGGACACGCCGAAGCGTTCTGGGCGATCACTCACGCCCTGCATAACGAACCGCTCAACTATGAGAACAAGCCAAAATCCAAATGGGGGCTTAAGAAAACAGCATGACCAGAAAGAAAAAATATGCCGGGCAACGCGACAAAAGCACACCGCAGCCCACCAAAAAAATGAGCGTTCTGCGCTTCGGCAAGCCGGAACCGGTACTGACTACCGGCACCGACTACAGCGATGTGTGGTACGACAACGAGGCGAACCATTACACGCTTCCCATTGACCGCCTGGCGCTGGCGCAGCTGATTAACCTGAATGGCCAGCACGGCGGCATCATCCATGCGCGCAAGAATCTGGTGATGAGCGACTATCAGGGCGGCGGGCTTAGCCGCGACGAAATGGAAGCCGCCGTGTTTGACTTCATCACGTTTGGCGACGTTGGCTTTGTGAAAATCCGCAACGGCTGGGGTGAAGTTGAATCCATCGCACCGATGCCAGGTCTGTATACCCGCCGCCGCAAAACAGGGGAATTTGCTGTACTGCAGCAGGGCGAACCGCTGATTTATCAGCCGGAGGACGTCATTTTTATGCGGATGTACGATCCGCAGCAGCACATCTACGGTCTGCCGGACTACATCGGCGGCATCCACTCCGCACTACTCAACAGCGAAGCAGTCATCTTCCGCCGCCGTTACTACCATAACGGTGCGCACACGGGCGGCATTCTCTATACCCGTGACCCGAGCATGACCGATGAGGTGGAAGAAGAGATTGAGCGCCAGCTGCGTGACAGCAAAGGGATCGGGAACTTCTCAACCATCCTGGTGAACATTCCAGGCGGTGATAAAGAGGGAGTGCAGTTTATCCAGATGGGGGATATTTCAGCTAAGGATGAGTTTGCCAGCGTAAAGAACATCAGCGCCCAGGACATTCTCAACGCCCACCGTTTCCCCGCCGGGCTGGCCGGGCAGATAGCGCAGAATGCCGGAGGACTGGGCGACCCGGAAAAGGCCGAACTGATTTACAAACGCAGTGAGGTTATCCCGCTGCAACGTCGTTTTATGGAGGCGATCAACAGCGACAAGGAAATCCCGCTAAATCTGCGACTTAATTTTGCTAACGGAACGGGAAACGGTGCGGCATGAGGAAAAACAGTTTAAAATCCAGGCATCCGAAATCGTTTGGAGCATGGAAAGTGCGCGTATTGAAAATTGAATGCCCCGACTGCGGTTCTAAAGCAATAATCAAAAAAACGAATAGAAAACACAGGGAAATTGCTGATATTTATTGCGCTTGCGCTGACGTAGAGTGTGGCCACACTTTTGTGATGAACCTGACGTTCTCCCATACGCTCAGCCCAAGCGCAAAATCGGGTGATGCTATGTTGCAGCAGCTGATCAGCAAACTGTCACCACAGCAAAAGCAAATGACACTGGACCTACTGAAAACCGCTTCCAACTGAGCCCCCAACGTGGGGCTTTTTTATTTCTTTGCTAATTTCTCCAGCCCATTCACCGATCAATACCAACGCAATTTGCTGCTCCCGACGAGTCACATTCTCAATCAATGCAACCTTCGATAATAACTCTATAAATTCGGCACGTGCTGCAACTTCTACCAGCTCCATCAGCTTACCCCTGCAGAAATAACTGTATAAACATACAGTACACTCTAAAGCATCTTTTGTGAATAAAATTTTAGGCACGTTGTAAAGTTAAATTTTATTAACCAACGACTTACAATTTCTAACCCCAGCCAGGCCACATTTCTTGCTCTGGCTTACTTCGCTTCTCCTGCAACCTTTCGTGTCGGTAAATCAGTGCTGTCGCACCAAAAATTAACCCGCTACCGCGCAGCAAAATGTCCACTTCCTCATCACTTCCAGCGAAACCCCGCTGATTCAGTTCCAGCTTTAATCGCCTCCGGGTTCCACCCTCCGTACAGTTATTGACAGAACTCCAAGGGGCGGCGCTGCCGCCAGAAAAACCAGCCTCCGCTGGCGCTTCGGCCAACTTCGCAACCTTCTGCCACTTCATCAGACGTGTGCAAACCTCAGACTCAGGGATCAAAGGCGAATAGATACCCTGAACGCGCTGCACATCCTCCCCGTACTCGTTGCCCTGCTCGGTGATTTCATATGCCAGGCGAACAACCAGATCACGACGGGCAACCAGCGCACCACCCTGCAACTGGGTATACGCAGCCCAGTCACCCACATCAGCAGCAGCAAGTACGGCATCCATCCGGCTATCAGTCAGGCGCTGATCGCCCAGGCGGCGCAGTTCACGCCATACAGTCACCGGGGCACCACCAATTTGCTGGAACTGTCGAATACGCCAGCGGGAAGCCCACGCAGAAACGGATTTAGCCATATCACGCAGGCTCTCCCCGGTTTCTTCATCCTGCTCGCCATCCAGCGCAAAACCGTCGATGTTTTTACTGATGTATTTGGCGATGTAGCCCGTGGCGCTGCCTTTCTCTGGATCGATAGGCTCAACGTGAAAACGCGCCTTTAGCGCGTTGAGTGATTGCAGTTCTTCGGAGTCCGCTGCACGGGCGTGATAGCAAAGAATATCGCGCACGGCATCGACGTCCTGCGGGCGCATGAATAGCAGCATGTGCCAGTGTGGTGTTCCATCGTGGTGAGGCTCTACCACCCGGAAACCAAAAACGTGAATGCCAGCACGGGAGATCGCTGCCCGGCATTTAGCCCAGACCCCGCATAAATATTTCTGGGTATCCTGAGGATTACAGCCGTTCCACTGACCGACAAAGCCACCCTTGCTGTGTACCGCGTGGTAACGGGACGGCGCGGTGATAGTGTAAAACTCCCCGGCAAGCCCCTGCTCGTTGGCAATATCTTCAAAGCCGCGCATCCGCACCATCAGTTCACAGCGACGAATGGCCGGATTGGCCACGCTGCCGTAAACCATGTCTGCGAGCGAAACACGATCCCCGTCCTCATTTATCAGGTCGAACTTTTTGAAGAACTCTGTATTACGCTTTTTCTGGTCTATCCATTCGCCCAGGGTCTTACGTGAAACATACGCACTCGCCGTTTTCTGTACCTGCCCTACGGCAATGGCCAGATGTTCGCGCTGTAGATCACGGGCGCGCTTGAGGCGCAGATACCACCACTCTGGTGCCATCATTCGAAGGATGCCGGAATAAGCCTGACGCTCCGTCAGCTTATCCGCTTTGAAGGAACCCCAGTAAGGCGCGGTGAAATTGATGGTCTGCACCAGCTCACCCAGGTGAACGAATGCCCGGCCAACACGCCGCGCAACCTCAGCATCATCCTTTGTGGCACCGTCGAGCGTTTCGCTAAAGTCGCAGAACGCCTGAGACAACCAGGAAGAAACACGCCCGGCCAACTTTTTCAGCTCCGGGCGGTCAAGGGACGGCAGACGTGAGAGTGATTTGCCGAAGGGGAGATCGAGAGCATCACCGGCCAGTGCGTACCTGGCAGTAACTTTCCGCAGGCGTGGCAATACGTTCTGTCCGATAGTACGGCGCAGAAACGCATTGGCACGGCGACGGCCGTCTTTTCCATTAAAGATTTTTTCGTAGCGGTTGCCAAAATACCCGGCCAGCCAGTCGGGTATTTCGTGAAGGTATTGTGATCGGAAATCGTAATCATGAGGGTTAACAGCCCACAGGCGCCGCTCTGTTATCGTCGCATCCGCTGGCGTGCCCGGCGCAAAGGTTTCACGCCGCCAGGCATCGACGGCGTGGTGTTGCCCATTAACTGCCAGCGTCATGCGCAAGCCTTCGCAATAGAATCAAGCGGTGACTTTAGGATCAGCTCTGGCGCGACTTTCTGGCTTGCAGCTGCTGCACCAACACTGCGAGGGGCATTAAGGCGGATAACCTCAAAACCGGCATAGAGATAATGCACAGCCTCCACATCGCTGTTGGATGCCACGACACTGATACCCTTCCGCGCAAGGCGACGCAGCTTGCGCGCCAGCCTGCCCTGATCCATGTGAGAAAAACCGCCCTCAGTGTAAGCGGTGAAATTCCCCGCCTCTGTCAGGTATGGGGGATCGCAATAGACCACATCACCATCACGCACCAAATCCAGCGTTTCGGCATAGTGAGCGGCAATGAACGTTGCACGCTTCGCCTTTTCAGCGAACGCACGCACTTCATCAGCAGGGAAATAGGGCTTTTTGTACTTACCAAACGGCACGTTGAACTGACCGCGGCGATTGTAACGACACAGGCCATTGAAGCAGTGGCGGTTCAGGAACATGAAACGCGCCGCAGCATCCACTCTTTCGTCACCAAAAGCCCGGCTAGACATATTGAAAGCGTCCCGAACCGCGTAGTAATAAACAGCACGATTCTCTGTATCACCCAGCGCCCCGGCAGAAAACAGGATCTCCAGCTCGCTAAGAAACGCGTCAGTGTCGAAAGCCATAACCTTATACAGGTTGACTAAATCCGGGTTCACATCAGCGATCAGATATTCGTCATAGTCCGTGTTCATCATGACGGCGCACGAACCTGCGAACGGCTCAACCAGGCGCTTACCTTCCGGGAGATGGTGACGCAGTTGCGGCATGAGGCGAACTTTACTGCCAACCCATTTCAAAGGAGTTTTTATTGCCATGCCGCACCGCCTTTGCTGCAAATGGCGGCGGCCTCTTCACGCAGCAACTCAACAATCTCCGCCGCGCTTAAACCTTCGTTGGCTGCATGTGTGGCCAGCTTATCCAGACGTGTAGAACACAGATCAGCAGCTGCGGCCTTACCTTCTTTCGTGGCTTTTGCCAGCATGGAAAGCAGGTCAGAACTGCTTTTTGCGACGAGTGAATCATTACGTGTCATGTGCATTTTGGTTTCCTTAAGGCAAAAGAATCCCCGGCCACTGGTAAGGTGGCCAAAAATTCAGAGGTTTATTTAGTGGTAAGAAACGGTAACGGGTGCGGCTGAATAGCTCGGCGCAGGAATCTGATGCAGCTCGTAGGTTTTGCGCCACCACTCCTGGATAAGCGCCTTAACTTCACCAACTCCCAAAGCACCCGCCATGTAAAAAACGGATCGGATACTGGCTAACGCCTCCATCTGGGCATATTGGCTTTCGGCTTCACGGTAAACGCTGCACCAGAACGCGGCATTGATAGCGAGCCAGTGACGCTGGATGGTCAAGTGCTCAGTGTCGTTAAAGAAAAACGGATGTAGTGCGACACGGCCATGTTTAACAACGCTTTTAGATAAAAAAAGCTGGGTGTAATTATGCGGAACTCCCCAGGCATTCAGCTCCTTGTTAAAAATTCCGCTATCTACTGAAATTACTGGCATTAGTGATTCCCCTGCTGTTGCATCTTCTGAACGATGTGTGGTGCGATAATCATCTGAACCCCGTTTCCACTGCTGACAGGACGGGCTTTTTTGATTGGCCGGCTTGCTGTTCGTGATGAAAAATCGCTGTCACGCAAACTGCCGAAACCCTCAAACGTCATTCGCGCCCTGGAAATACCCTGACGCAACTGGATCATTGACCGGTAGTCGAGGCGTTCGAACAATTCCCGCCAGCTGCACTTACACAAGTGGGCTTTAAAAACGTCCAAACCGGAAGCGACTGCAGCCGCATGCAAAACAACGCCGCGCCATTCCGGGTTCAGCTTGTCCCACCAATCAGCAGCCTCACTGCTGCTACTGAAATATTTGCGGCGGATATTTCTCAACTGCTCCAGCCCGCGTTTTTGCTGCTCGGTATTAATGGCCATAACTTCCCCCAGTCAGACGGTGGCTAATACGCTGCCACCACGGACGGCGAGGCAAGCGACCATTGAATTTGTACTGGTGTCCAGGGTTCCAGCGCTGTCCGTTTGGTAACTCAATCCAGCCAGTAGTCCCGCTGGACAGCTGCATAGCCGGTGATTGCTCTTTCAGGTACGTAACGAAAGCTTTCATTGTCATCCCTCACATCAACCCTGTTGCGTTTGTCGTGACGATATCCACGGCAGCAGCAAAGACAGGGGCAGACTGAAAACGAGCCTCTACGGAATAGACGATCAGGGAGAGGCTGCGAATGGCATCACTGGCGCGATCAAGTATTTGGTTTCGGCGCGCCTGGGTCATCTGTTCTGTGGAAACCGCTTCCCCGGCAATTGCGCCCACGCTGGCAGCAGCGGTGAGTGCGCAAAATTGCATGTTGCCTATAGTGGCGTTGTTAACCGGGACGGAGGGCTGACAGTGCAGCTGGCGCAGCATGCCATCAAGAATGCGCGGGTCTTCTGTCGCGTCTGTGATGGCAATAAGTTCGATAAGGGTCAACTGGTGCGGCTGATCCGGATTCAGCTTGCAACGCAAGGTTGCCGGGCGCATCCCTACCGATTTAGCCAGCTGTTCGAGGTTATGGGACTGAGCGAAAGCCCGGCAGGCGCTATCAAGTTGATTGTGTATGGACACCTTGTAATCGTACATGATTCACGAATTCCTAATTGCTAGCCTGGATTACGCGTTAAGCGAAACTTCACATTCGCTTAACGCCATGACGGTTAAGGCGGCCATGTTCACTTCCACCAAGCCTTTTTTTTGTGCACCTTTAGGTTTGATTGGCAATTTTCCGTATGAAATCAGGTTCTCAGCAGTGCTACGGGACATGCCAGTACGGCGACAATATTCATCAAGTGGGATGTATGGATCGGGGATCACGATTGTAATGTTGGGACGCATAATGCAAACTCCTCCGGTTGGGGATACACCAATATCCACTGTTATTAACCAATATTCACTTTAACCTACAAAGCGAAGTTTAAACTCACTCCGCGAAAACTTGCAAGGTAAAACTTTCGTGAGCCTACAAATCGACTTTTCTCAAGGTGGAGCCGCCGTTCTGGATCGTGTTATTCAGGCGTATGGATTCAGCACAAAACTTGCGCTAGCCGATCATCTCGAAATAGCGAGCAGCAGCTTGGCTAACCGGTATAAGCGTGATTTTTTCCCTGCAGATATCGTTGTGAGATGTATGGCAGAAACAGGGGCAACGCTTGAATGGCTGACCACTGGGCAAGGAAGGAAGTATGAAAATGAAGAGATCGACATTCTGAAAATGCCGCGCCGTAAGATTGTCGATGGCCTGCTTTATGAATCTGGCGTGTACATGCTGGACAAAGTTTCGTTTTTACCAGGCATGCCCCTACCGTCAGCACCTATATGCGTGCTTGAAGGTAATACCCAGTTTATCGTTGATACGAACTTCACAGAGGTCTACGACGATCAGTGGTTAGTTGAAGTCGAGGATAAAACGAGCATTCGTACCCTTACCCGCATACCAATCAAAAAAGTAAGGGTTAGTGGCGTTGGAATGGCCTTCGACTGTTCAATTGAAGATATAAAAGTTCTTGGCAGAGTTGTACTAACCATAAAATAACAATAAGGATTTGAAGATGATTGACTACAAAACAGCATCAAAAGACCAACTGAAAGAAGAGATGAAGCGCTTAGCGGCTACGGTATCTGACGTACCGTTTGGCACAAAAAAGGAATTCTTCCACCTTCCAGAGATTTTAAACTCCGGTGAGCAACCATTAGCAATTGCTAGCGGGATGATGGACGGAAACACCTGGCTTATTACGCTTACCAATAAACGAGTGATTTTCCTTGATAAGGGGATGCTTTTTGGAGTTAAACAAATTGACATCAATCTCAGCAATATTGTGAGTGTCGGGGGTAAAACTGGGCTGTTATTAGGTGAAATTATGATTTCAACCAGCGGCCAAAATTACACTATTAAAAATGTAATGAAGGGATCGGTAATTCCTTTCACCAATTTAGTGAATGAGACAAGAAATACCCTTCACACCCCGGCGCGGCCACAACAAGAACCAACTAAAGCCACTCAATCTTTTGATGAGCAAATGTCAAAAATTGAACGTCTTGCCGAAATGAAAGAAGAAGGGATATTGACGGAAGAGGAATTTCAGCAGCAAAAACAGCGCATTCTTAACGGTTAATTTATGACAGTTAGAAAATTAGCCAATGGCCAATGGGTTGCTGATTTTTACACTGTAGACAGAAGCAACGGAAAAGACGGTAAGCGTGTTCGCAAAAAATTCGCCACCAAAGGCGAGGCGCTGGCGTTTGAAACCTACACCCTTCAAAAAGTGGAGGACGCGCCCTGGCTTGGGCAAGGTAAAGACAAACGTCGCCTTTCGGATCTAATCCATCTCTGGTTTGAACGTCACGGGATAACTTTACGTGATGGAGAGAAGCGTAAAAGCACCATGCTCTGGGCTAATGAGTGCATGGGTTCGCCCCTAGCTACAGAATTTACAGCCCAACTTTTCACAGCTTACAGGGCTAAAAGGCTGGATGGTCATTTTGCCCGAACTAAGCGCGTCACTAAGGTTTCACCCCGCACCATGAACCTTGAGCACGCTTATTTTCTCGCGGTTTTTAATGAATTGAAGCGGCTCGGTGAATGGGATGCACCGAACCCATTAGAAAACGTTCGCCAGTTCAGAACCGAAGAAAGCGAGATGGCTTACCTGACTGGTGAGCAGATCGATAAGCTTTTAGAAGAATGTCGCAGTAGTTCCGCAAAAGACCTGGAAATGATAGTGAGGGTTTGTCTATCTACTGGCGCGCGCTGGGGAGAAGCTGAAAAGCTCAAACGCAGCCAGATCACGGCAGGTAAGATCACCTTTATAAAAACGAAAGGGAAGCGCAACCGCACCATCCCGCTAGATTCAGAACTCATTGCTGAACTACCAAAGAAAAACGGCGCTCTTTTTAGCCCATGTTATTACGCTTTCAGATCGGCACTCGAAAGAGCAGGAATTGAATTACCGGCCGGGCAGCTGACGCACGTACTCCGACACACTTTTGCATCTCATTTTATGATGAACGGGGGAAACATACTGGTTCTGCAAAAAATCCTCGGTCACACCGACATTAAAATGACCATGCGTTATGCTCACTTTGCTCCGAACCACCTGGAGGAGGCGTTAAAGCTCAACCCTCTAAAATGTCGCAAAAGTGTCGCAGCAGCTTAAGTTTATTGGACAATATAGGATGATATTGGTTTCCTATATTACTGATTTTAAACTAAGTTATTGTTTTTAAGTTGGTCGTTATGGTTCTCATAATCGCTTGGTCGCTGGTTCAAGTCCAGCAGGGGCCACCAAATATATCAATGAGTTACGCAATAAGCTTAACTTTTATGTATTCTCCAGGATACCCATAGGATACTGCAAGTAAGTATCATGGAGTAACGATTTGGCTGAAAGGCCTAAACGTGCAGTTGGGTCGTGGCAGCCGGAGTAACTGCTTCTAAAGATAAAAGTGCCACGGGTCTGTAATTCTTGCCCCCATCTCATCAAGCAGACGGCAAGAACCTTTAAGGAGTTAGCATGATCAACTTCACAAAGGGCTCAGACCTGCTGTCAGTGCGTGTAACGGTTTTTTGTGGCCTGTTTACTGCATTGACTACCGGTGGTATTGCACCGTTGGTAGCTCTGCTGAGTTCAGTAGCCCTAATGATCCTTTTACGTCACTTATAGCGTATCAAGCTCGGCCCGGCGCAAGCCGGGCCAACCCACGCGTAGATCTGTAATAGCGTTAATTCAGCTTCAATTTCAACTCGTTCTTTTACAGCAAAAGGAGTTGTTTTATGGTCGATGTACGTATTACTTGTATCACCCTATCCGATACTAATGCAGCGCATGAGCACATTACGCACGTTGGAAGCCCTCAGTTTAACCCCAAGGGTAGCAAATGGACTGTGGCTCAAGTGATCAATGCTATTGAGAACAAACTGCATACATTTCATGTAACAGATGCCTATGGAAAACGTGCTGACGTAGGCGTGGTCGATCCTGGAAGTGGTAGGAAAAAATATATCCGGACCTATGCAGATGGTAGATGGAATAACAACTTACTTTCACTCCCGCACTGCTAATATTTTGATGGCTGCATAATGCAGCCATCATTTTTTGTTTAACGCCATGGCTTATCCGGTTTCTTCCATTGGAAAGGACCGGCATTCTTTCTCTGACGATAGCGTTCTTTAGCAGCAAGGGAAGATGCAACACTGGTACGGATCTGCAACATTTCCTGTCCATTCAGATCGTGTCCCTGCTGGCGGGCCATCTCTGTTATTACCGCCTCGATAGTATCTCGCTTCATCATGCATACTTACAGCTGATCTTCGACATAGATCCCCGCCGAGATAATTGCACCGCCAATACGGCGCTTACCGTAAAGCAACGGTACCGGATAGCCTTGGGCAGCAGTGTTGGTGACACCTCCAAACGCATACGAGGCTTTATTATCGGCACTTTGCTTGCTGGCAAGGCCTGGCACCTGTGGAGATATCATTTGCATTACACCACCTACCGCCATCGCTGAACCAGCAGCAAACATCATGTTACTGGCTGCAATGCCAATACCAGGCATCCAGATTGACGCCGCCACCAGCACCGCGCCGAGAATAGTTTGCATCACCCCTGCTTTTTTGCTGCCGATTAACACAGGCACAATATGTATCTCACTCCCATTATTCGGAAACTCCAGATCATCTTCTCCAATGTTCTTTTTCCCGACATAAATCGCATACGTTAAACCGCGCGCTTTGCTGGAATTCATATACCTCTCGAAGTCCGGAACTGTAGCGGCTAACGCCTGAAACGCTTCATGCGTGGTATGGATCAGGCGCTGGTGAGTTTTACCAAAAATCTTACCCAGCGGGCCAAACATACGGATTGTTGCCATCGTTTCACGATTTGCGGTATTCATTGATTCACTCCTGTCTTATAGATCGCAGGCAGAGCTGCTTTGAGGTCATAAATCTTTTTCTTACAGCTGCTGCCCGGTAAAGATTCAGTATCTTTCAGTCGCTTCGATATGGTCTGACGATGAATGCCGGTAACTGCAGCGAGCTCACTGATTGTCAGCTTTATCTGACGCATCGCGCCCCCTCATGATGTCGAACAAAAAACATACAATCCATCATCTTTCCTGTTTTAACCAAAACTAGTCTTAATTAAATCAGTAGGTTATCGGATGATGATGATGACTACAGAATCTAAAAACTAGCCGTTTTCCGCGTGCCCGCCGCCTCGTGGTCGGAAGCCCCTCCGGGAGGACCCGGCCGCGCTGGACAGCCAGGGGCGGCTTTCGCCGCCTCTGCGCCTTACGGCTTGCCAGTCGATTTGACCAGACCGCGATAGTCCAGCGGCGCGACGCCAGCATCGATACGGACCTTCCATGCGATGCCATCGACCATGAAGCCCTCCTGCTGTTCAAGGTACGGTGAATCCATCCCGTCGAGATATGCAACCTCAACCGTGTCCATGCCCTGGGCAGCGGTTACATACCACTCTTTGGCGTTGTGCTTATCAAGCCGTGGCTCAACGATGACCTGCGCCATGTCTTTCACCACGTTCGCAATCCCCGCGTTCTGGTTATACACAGGCACTGTCTGCCCATTGACGTCCTGCGTACCAATCTGGAGTAAAGAGGACGTGGACAGCAAAGCTCTGTTAGCTGCCCCCTCGAGTGCTGCTGGCACAATGAGGAATGATGGCGTGACGTTTACCGGATCACCATTGGCATCCTCCTGCAGGCGCATAGCTTTGCGCGCGGCATCAAGGCCTTCAGTGCTCATGTCCAGTGCGATCATGTTCTTGTGATCAGCGTGGAACAGTGCCTTACCGTCAGTGAATGCCTGGTTGGTGGTCAACACCAGATAGACCAGCTCGCCAACAGTACGGGATGCAGCGCGCCCCATAGCGGTCGGGATGGTGCTCAGCTGAGTGAGGTCATCGTTGATGATTGCCTGGCGGGTGATAGAGAAGATCTCACCATAAGTGGCCAGCGCGATAGGTACGCCTTTATCACTTGTGGTGATGTATTTATATTCAGCGCCTTCACGTACCTGACGCAGCTTAGAAAATCCATTCAGGCCAACGCGCTTCGCTTCATGGAAGTTGCTGAGCGAGCCAGCTTTAGTCCATTGCTGGAAGGTCTCACCGCTGTTCTGCCAGCCTGCCAGCACTGATTTTTCAGCGCCACCAGCGAGGATGTGTGCAAAGTCACTGCTGCTGTGCGTAAACGCCTGGTTCACAATCTGCGACCGGTTGCCAAAACTGCTGATGCCAATACCACGATCCACCAGCGAGGCCTGCGCCATTTCAAACAGGCTCATCATTGCGTATGGGTTACCGCGTTCTGCACGCTCATGGCCCAGACGCGCGTACAACCCTTGGCGAATACCATCGCCGGTAATATTGCCGTTCCCTGCATAGATGTGAGACTTATCGGACGGAGAGCTATTACGCCCCATCTGCGCCAGCAGTAAATCTTTAGCCTTTTCTTTGGTGCAACCAGCGTCTTCGAGACACTGCATCTTCAGTGCGTCGTGCTTACCGCCAAACATCGCGAACAGGTCCTTAATACCGTTAATACGGTCCTGTTCTGGTGCGGCGCCGGTAATGGACGCTTTCGGGCTGGTGATCATCCCTTTCAGTGATTCAGGCATATGTTCAAATTCCTCAATTCGTTTGGATTCGATGCAGGCCATAGCACGCACCGATTCAGTAACCTGATCTGCAAAACCATGCGCCACACATTCAGCGCCGGTAAGCCAGGTTTCGTCTTCAAGCATCGCGGCCACGGCTTCAGGAGTTTTCCCGGTTTTCTCGACGTACGCGGGGATCAGCACGCTTTCCACCTTGTCCAGGAGCTCGGCGTAATCACGCATTGCATTGGCATTGCCGCTCGACGCGCCCCACGGCTTGTGGATCATCATCATCGCGTTCGCGGGCATGATTACTGGATTACCGACCATCGCGATGACGGAAGCCATTGAAGCGGCCAAGCCGTCAACATAAGCGGTGATCGGAATACCCAGGCCTTTAAGGGCGTTGTAGATGGCGATGCCGTCAAATACGTCACCACCCGGGGAGTTGATGTGCAGGTTGATACTGGTGGCATCTGAAATGGCTTTCAGGTCACTCACGAATTTCTTCGCCGTAATGCCCCAGTAGCCGATCTCGTCGTAAATGTGGATGTCAGCCGCGCCACCAGTTGCTGATGCTTTGATGCTGTACCAGTTCTTCATTCAGCACCATCCAACCACTGATTCACTGCGTGGCGAACAATCTGTGCCATTCCCGGTACTGGTTTACCCGGATTTTCTTTAATGAAGCGGATGCGATACTGCTTCAGACGCTGGTTGGTGGCCGCATCAATATGCATTGAAGTACTTTTTGGCCCACCAAGATTAAGACTACCGGTATCGTTTTCCATTTCTGATCCTTAACGTAATTAGTGATACACAGACAATCATTGATCAGAAAAAGTGGTAAGTAAACTTATTTCTATCAGAAAAACAGATTAATAAGATATAAAAAAACCCGACCGAAGTCGGGTTGGTTTCATTACAACTGATATTCAGCAGTTGCAAACGGGGATAGCGAACACCTTCGCCCGTTTAGGGTAACTCAGCGTCCCGTCTGGATTACGTTTGTAAGGTCGAAAAATGACCTCACATGCGTTACCACACTTTGGACAGATTCCGTTAGCCATAACAATACCTGTGCTTATATACAAGCTGTAATCCTATCCAGCCTTGTATCAACGCAGGTTAACCGCTATTCTTAAGTTCTCACGCAAAAGAGTTGCGGTTTCCCTGCACTCTGGAAGAAAATCCGTTTTCTTCCCCCTAAAGCCCTGCTATATAGCAGGGCTTTTTGTTTAGTCGCTTGCTGGGAGTGAAACTGCAAAGGACTCTATAATTGTGCTAATTCTTTTTGCTTCGTCTTTCGTTAAGTCACGTGGAAGGTTACCAATGACCACGGTCAGCTCATCACGTAGAGGAATGGGAAGCTCGAAAGTCTTAATCGAAGTATTCTGCGAACTAACTACAGATGGTTGAGTGCTTTTTACTGGCGATCTGCGCTGTTTCACCGTCACATCTTCTCCTTTCTCATGCGCAATGAATTTTGCAACAGCCCCGTTAAAGCGGCTGATATAGGATTTTTGCGTATCCTCAGCAATGCCATTTGTCATAACGTAAGTGTTAATGATGTCCTCAGTATCCCAACTTTCTGCATTTTCAGTGTCTGAGATGGAATCTTTAACCAGATAGCAAACGCTACGTACATTACCGGCAGTGCTTGGAGAAGCCCCAGTAATTTCCACATATTTATCGATAAAACGGTAAAAGTTAGCTTTGGATAAGTCCATAACTCTAACCTCCTTAAGCTGGTAGAGCTCAACATGTAAGCATAATGGCACAACAATCCCAACCGCGCAAGATCACAACACACAAGATCTTTTAGAGATCAACTGGATTAGGCTCTCATCGTGAGTCAGAGTGAATTGGAGTGAAGTGTAGTGAGATGCAGTGAGATGCATTGGGATGCAGTGAGATGTATTGGGATGCAATGAGTAGTAGTGAGATGCAGTGAGATGCAGTGAGATGCAGTGAGATGCAGTGAGAGGTGATAAAGAATTAAGCAGCGCCTAATAAACTTCTAAATACCATCTTTAGGTATTCACCTGTTCACCATTTCAATTTTATCGTTCATATTCAATAAATTAAGTGATGAACACTAAAACTATAGGTATTCATTAGTGTTCACCCTACCCTTCACCCACTTGGGCAAAAAGAAAAAAAAGGTGAACAGGTGAATACTTGATGAATACCTAACAAATAAGTGTTCACCATTTAATGCCCTGTTATTAATCAGTTTTTTAACAGAGTGAATACTGGTGAACACTTTATCTATAACTTTACTCTACCCCTTCATTCTCAATAGTGGCAGCACATAATGGCATCCAGTCACCAGAGTCATCATGCAGGGTTACATTAGAGCGTATACCATGTTTGGTTTTCCTCTTCTGGTACGCCTTCCCATACTCAGCCATTGCGCCAGGCATATCAGTACCGAACCGCATTAACGATACTGGCTTACTCAGGCCATTGGCTCGCATGTATGCCAGGTAAGCGTGATACAGATACTTACGCGGGCTAAAAGGCACTATCTCGGCATTGCCGATAAACATCCCATCGCACACTACTGACGCCATCAGGTAGCCGCAGAAGTCCACCAGCGAATCACCTTCACGCTTAATCGCCAGCGCCTCCTCTGACTTCTGCTGTTCGTGCAGTAAACGCCGCGCATCGTCCTGATCCGCAAAACGTGTCAGAAGGTGGCGAATCACTACGGCCAGTTCACTTTCTATCTTCTCGGCCAGCAATGTGTCGCGTTCGTTTTCTGGCACCACCTCGGTAAAGTTGAATATCACCCGCCGGCGCGAGATACCGCCGCTGCGGTCGCTGAACGTCATAGCGTTGTTATTGACGGCCAGCACGACAGCCTGTATCCGGGTCGAATACGGCGCTTTGTGTTTTGGGTCGATAGAAACCTTATCACCGCCGGTAATAGCCTTTATCCCGGCACCGTCGCCAGCGTAGCGGGTCATATCCGGCATGATGATCAGAGAATAACCGACCACCAGCGCCCTGTCCCTCGCATCCTCCAGCGCCTTCATGCTGGCCGACACCGTATTGGCCTTGCCCGCCAGCATGGTGCAGATTTCTGCCATCACGCTCTTACCGCTACCACCCGGCCCTGTTACCTCCAGGAATAACTGCCAGTCGTACCGGTTCGCCAGGACCATAAACAGCGCAGCCAGTACGCGATCTGTCTTACGGTCATCGTTGGCCACGGAACGGCGAAGCCATTTCCAGAAGTTTGGCGCATGGCTGGCCAGCGTTTCCCCTTCGGCTGGTGGGCTGAAAGGCAGCTCACTGGCGATCAGCAGCCAGTCAGTTTTGTTGTGCGGCCGGAATTGCCCCGTTCGGGTATCAAATACCCCATTGCTAAAACCGACTAGGTTTCGGGCCGTCACGCCCATCACCGGAAGGCTCAACTTCATGGTTTCAACCGCTGATTTAATGGCGTTCTGCGAATAGGCCACCTCAGCATCGATATAAATCTGCGCCATTTCACGCTGCAGCTCCTTATCCGGCAGCGGGTTCCACACAACGCCGTTATAGTGATGAACCGTGTCAGAGTCGGCATGTATAGCCAGATCACCATCATAATGAGCCAGAAGTACCTCGCCGCGCTGGCTGGCCCCCATCTGATTTAATGCCGGAGCCACACCTTCCCGTTGCGCTGATGTTGGCAGTTTTACCACCACACTTTCACCCCTTTCGGCTTCTTCTTTCAGCTCTGCCAGACGTGGTGACCAGTCCTCCAGCAGTTCAAGCGACTCTGAATAAAAGCGGGCTTCCCGTACACCTGCCAACGCCAGGCGGGTAGCAATTGCTGTCGCCTGAGTTTCGCTTAATGTTCCAGCGCGATAAACGCGGGCGAAACGGCGCCCTGCATCGATGATGCTGATATTATCCAGGTCTGCCAGCTGCTTCGGCCCGATAGTGATCGGAGGAACATCGTCCTCTGCTGGGTTACCCCGTTGCCAATCATTGGCATGGATCCATGCATCAGCACCGGCAAAAATAATCGCCTCTGTAAATTTGTCCTTTGGCAGGTGTTTGAGATTAGGCGCGTTTTTCATTGCGGAATCCCTCCGCTCATCTGAAATTTACCCAACAGCGGATGAAACCAGTATGCCGATCCGTATTTGCGTTTGGCACTGCGCAGTACCAGGCGCGCCGCCTCCCGGAATTTATCATCGGGGGCAATGAATCCGCCAGACTTCATCTTGACCAGCATTACACCAGTGTTCTTCGCCAGTTCCTCAGCCTTTTTAGTAGAAATACCGTACTCGGCCGCCAGTGTGGCCACAGGCGTCATGCCCGGGGGGATCTCTCCGCCGTGGCTATCAGTCAATGTGCGAACCTGCACTTCGAGCTGCAGGACGCGCTCCACCAGCAGTTCAACCCGTTTTTCCAGTTCATTGAATTTCACGTTGCTGATCATTGAACTACCTCCCCGCGGCGCATTCTGAGAACGAAGTTTGCCGTACGGCTGTTTTGCTCCAGTGCCTGTGCCATTCTTGGTAAGTGACGAAGAGCATTTCCAAGCAGAACCAAATCACGGCGTGCATCTTCATCGGCATAGCTTTCACTCTCCGTTGCATCAGAGGTCAAATTACCGATCAAAGTAAGCGCACTGGTTATGGCAAAAACCCCGTCACCATAAACATCGCTAGCATCATTCAGGTCATCATCAGTAAGGCGTTCAAAGTCTGGGGAGTGCTTAACAAGCTGATGGTAGATATCACGCATGACGCACCTCCAGCCCAGAGAAATTCAACTCAAAGGTACCGTTGGCATATTGATAGAGTGGGCATTCAGAGCGGATCTTCGCAGCGAAAACGAGATTCCAACCGGGGAACGCGCCGCGGGCTTTTTCTTCCGTGTCAGCATTAAATCGGACAATCACCGGACGAACATCTGCATGACGCTTAGGGGTTGCCAGGAACAACCATGTAAATTTGGGGTGAGTTTGGGTATGCTGTTGATCAGCCATAACTGTTACCTCAGATAACGGTTTTTGGTTAGACGCCTCGGTAGTGGTTCCAAGCACTCCGGGGCGTTGCCATTTATGCTTCACCATAACAGGTGGCATGCACCAACAATAAATCAAAGTGAATGCCACTTTCAAGTGTTGATTGTGTTTTCCTTTTGCATATACTGAATGCCACCAACAATAAGGAAACGCAGACATGGCAACAGGTTCAAGAAATAATAAATCACAACAAATCGTCTCAAGGGTACCTTTAGAGTTGATTGATGAGCTTGAGAAAGTGAAAGAAGAAGGTGAAAGCACCGCTGGATTTGTTGTTGCCGCGATTAAAGGCGAAATCAAACGCCGGCAGCGCAAGCTCGCTAAAGATGCGTCAGAAAAGTGAAAAAAATCAGCCGACTCAAAATTGAGATGGCAACCGTTGCTCAAATCTGAGCATCGGGTAAAAATCAATCTCCCGAAAATACGGGAAATCTCAGGGGTATGCGAAATTGGCGCACACTCCCTCCATTGGAGGAAGTTGGATCTGTGAGAATGGCCGCCGTGTTGCAAATCTGCAACTCGAGACCTTCCCATTTTTGGGGAGATTATCTTAGGGGTGTACTGCAATGCCGTATACCCCCGCCAATGGCTGAAGTCTTGGACACGGAATTCTAACTGCGCCAATGGCGCGGTTCCTGTAATAACAGGAGCGCACAGGCTTTGACCACCAGCTGCCGCCCTGGTATGCTGATTTTGTTTCGAATGATCCCACTGGCGGCCCTGCAAGGCCGCCTTTGTTTTATGTGTCATACTCCGCCCCTTACGCTGTCTGCGTGCGACGAGTTGACGCTAAGTAGGTATCAAGATCTGACATCATATAAATGACCTTACGGCCAACTTTATGGTGAGGGATATCAACCTTTCCGGTGTGGGCCCAGTTCGCCAGGGTTTGAGTATTAACGCCTAGATAAGCAGCCGCTTCTGAACGAGTGAGGCGAGGTGATGAAACTAATTGCATAAGTAACTCCGGGTATAAACAATTAAACTCGGAGTCACTTTATTACTGCCTTTAAGAATCAAGCAGAGCCGTAAACCAGTTATAGGGGGGGCGAACTGGTTTGAGGGGGCATAAGCTAGCTTTTACCCCTCTTTGTTAATAACAAGTTTAAAGTTTTTGTTTTTTACTTTAACGTCAGGGGCTATTTTTTCAGCTTTGAGCCAACGTTTAATCGTTTCCATTTCTGGGGCATCAACCCACTGCTGATGAAGATAAACGTAAATTTCGCTCGCCATTCCTGCGAGGCTCGCATTCGGATATATAGACCATGTATCTTTGGCTATTATCAGCGCAGTTTCCTTATGCCGACTCGTTTTCCCTTTTCCTGCTCGGCTTTTATCTTCTCTAATCTTAATTTCAACATATTTATCTGCAGTTGCATTCATTGACCCCAGCACAGCCATTATTTGAAGCATTTTTGAAGCCCACTGAGGCGCACCATGAGCTTCAAAAAGACAAAAAGCATGGTGCAACGCCCTTATGGAGTCGGCCATTTCATGATCGCCAGATGGCTGACTGTTCTTAATGGTTTCATATAATTCAACCTTCCCTTCATCTGATTCATTCCTGAGGCCGTCGGCTATTAAACAATATAAATTAAGATCTATAAAAGAGCTATTTTCTTTAACTATATCTTGCATTTCATTAAGTAAACGCTGGCGATACTTATCATCATTTAGTTTCATTGTTTACACCTGATGAATTATTCATTAATTCAAAAAGAATACGTCTTTTTTCATAATCATCGACTTTACTAAGCGCTCTCTGAATTTGTGCATCGATAGCTGTTTTCGTTTCAACAAAACCAGCATATTCAAGAATTGCGCGTTCTATTTTGGAAGCGGGCTCCAGCAATTCATCTGCGCCGAAATGAAGATAACCCTGCGTTACGTCTGCGCTGCGCATTGTCCGATGGTTCATCAACCGCTTAAGGATATAACTCCCCACGCCCACCAGCTCGGCAACGGTGCCAAAGGTACGGCGACCATCGTGCCATTTGAAAGGTATTGGCTGCAGCATATCAGGGTTGGGATTTGGGATGGTTGCGGCACTGATGCGATCAATAACATGCCGATATTCTTTGATGATGCCTTTCGCACCGGGAAACACTAATACCTCGTCACCAGATTTCATTTTCAGCCGGCGCCGGAAAAGCTCGAGCAAAGTACCTGTCATAGGCAGCTCCAGCGGGTCACCGTTCTTGGTGATATCAATCCAGAAAAATCGTCCGCCCATGTTCACGCGGTCCCATGTAAGACCGAAAATCTCTGACTTGCGTAAACCTGTAAAAATCGACATTTCGACAGCGTCACATATCGCAGCCGCCACATCATCCCGGCCTTGTTCAGCTGTATTGCGTACTTCCGAGACTGCGTTTAGCCAGCGCGAGAAATCATGCGTTCGAATACGTTCCGTCTTTCTGATCGTGCCATGCCACTGGCGCTTTGTGCTCAGGACCAGTGTTGGTGGATCAGGCAGTAATGTTTTGCCCTCTTCATCACGATAATGGTCATGGGCGAAACGATAAACGGCACGCAGTGCCCTGGCCCACAGATCAGCCTGTGCTTTACTGCCAGCTCCGACCCCGGCCCTCAGTGTCCCCTTATCGGCACCAAACCAAACGGAGCCATCGGTAACAGCTTTATGGCGATGCTCAACACGTTCACGCGAAATGGTAGAGAGGGATTGTTTCATCCAATCGCCTGAGTAATTTTGCAGGATGGCGCGATATTGCTTTTCTGTTGTGGGTTTCAGGCGGTGGCCACGATTCTGAATGTAGGTATCCAGGGCATCGCATAATGTTACAGATGCCTTTTCGTTAACCCGCTTCGCTACGTTAGGGTTTTGTCCTGTGGTCGCAACTCCCCCAAGCAACTCGAGTGCTTTCGCCCGGGCGTTGTCCACAGAGAGATCGGGGAACCGGCCGAGCGTTGCGCGTATAAACTTGCCGCTGCGCTTCCGGGAAATACAAAAGCTCTTAACACCGCTGGTACCGACGCGAACCCGCAGACCATTAACCACGGTGTCACCGTATTCAATCTGGCCTTTTTCTGCTGGCGGCAGGCTTTCGATTTTGGCTTTGGTGAATTTGAAGGTTTCCACTGTAACCTCGTGACCAAGCGATGCAGGCATCCTGCGAATCGCTTGTTTTGCTCCAGGATACCCATAGGATACCGCAGGGAGGTATTTTTGAGTATATACAGGTATTTATACAGTGGTTGTTAAATCAATTAAGGTATTGATAGTTATGCAAAAGTATTTTTAGGTAAGGTATTGATGCTTAACTCATAATCGCTTGGTCGCTGGTTCAAGTCCAGCAGGGGCCACCAAAATTATCAAGGGCTTAGACAGGAAACTGGCTAAGTCCTTTTTGTTTGGGTGAAATACAGGTGACGTAATGGGTGACGTTACTTCACCGTCACTTCCTATCGAGAATAGAAGGCTGTATGGATTTTTCAGAAATACTGGGTAAAAAGGTTCAGCAGCAAATTCAGCGTAACAAGCCGGGACCAAAAGACTGCGTCAGTCTGTATAATATTTTGCGCTCGGCCAAACATCACTACACACTCGCCACATATGCAGATCTTTCTTCAGCCCTCCTGACACTTCTGTCCGGTAAATTTGATATAAAATTCTTTATAATTAACAAGGACACAATCGTAGATACAGAGATGATAAACTTTGGTCAATGTCTCGAATTGGATTACAAAAAAGGAAAACTGACATCTCCAGAGTTGGCGAATTATGTTGCCATCACTCCTACCCTGCTTCTGTCAGGGATCAATGAGTCTCTGTCAAATGAATCACTTCATACGCATGGCTTCTTACGTAACGAGATAGCGCCACTCCTTGATTTCGAACTTATGAATGTGGCTGAAGATAAAACGAATGATAAAGAAAAATATAGCCAAAGACTGGCAGAACGTGAGATTCAAAACCCTCCTCCGCTGAAAGGGGAAAACTATGCTATCAAGCGAGAAGAGTTACTGATCGCAGCTCTGGCGATTATTGGTCAAAATCAAAAAGACGGCAAAAAAATTATTGTCCCAACGATTACAGACCTTCTTGATGAGATCGAAAAACAAGCTAAAAAGTTTTGGCCTTCCACAGAGACATTACCTATGTCCCGCAAAGAAGCAGCTGAACAGCTCGGTTTTGCACTGAATCTATTTGCACGCCAGATTCAAGACCTTGAAAGCCTTAGGGCAATGAAAAAACAAAAAAGAAAAAATTAGGATAAAGAAAGAGTTGCGTAAGATCCTCGATGACCTTTCAGAAGGTGCGGAAGTAAACTCAATCTTAATCTGATTAACTCCTGATGATTTCAATACACTTCATTGGGAGTTAGCAGTTTGAAAAACAAATCATCCATGTCTGACAGAGTTATTGCCCTACACCAACCTCAGCGCCTGATTCGCATCAATGCAATGCTTGAACTTCTCGATTGCAGCCGTACCACCCTCTATCGTTGGGTAAAGTCTGGATATTTTCCTAAGCCACTGATGCGGAGCGGTAAAACGCTCGGCTGGCCCGCTAGTTTGTATGAAAACTGGCTTGCACAGAACGATAAATGAGCATTGTGTCAAAGGGCTGGAGTTTCCAGCCTTTCTTTTGCCTGTTGATGCAACCAGTTGAAACAATAAGCGCATCAATTCAGAACGGTGCAGCGAATCGAGCCTTAATGTAACTCCATGATAAATAATAAAACTCCTAGCAGAGATCCTATTCCTCAGAACCCGGTAATTAATAATATTACCCGGAGCTCTGCTTATCCTGACATCAGACCTGGTGGGGAGTTTCTCTATGACAATGTCCTCTGGCCAGTCATGCCTGAAGAGAGCCAGCAGAATACTAAAATCATGAATTCACTGTTCCGGACCGTTGATAAAACTTACCGCAGCTGCTCTCGTTTTCTGGCAGTACGCTATGACTTTCACCTGCCTCAGTATAGCCCTGACAATAATGTTATTACGGAGTTTCATCGGCTGCTGATTCCCGCCCTCAGGAAGATCTATCCCAAAAGTTTCATGCGGGTATTTTGGGTCAGAGAGCAGAATAAGGCCCCCGCTCAGCATTACCATTATCTTCTGATGATGGATGGCAACGCTGTCCGCCATCCTCACAAAATTAACCAACTGGTGAAGTGCTATTGGAAACACGCTACTGGCGGTAGGGTCTGGCTACCTAAGCATGGATACTATCTGGTTAACCGGGACGATACCGAGGCTTTAACGGCATTGCTTCTAAGGGTTAGCTACTTTGCCAAGCGCTACTCAAAAACGCATGTCGCTGACAATATTGGCCTTTCCGGAACCCAACACTACTCATGCCTGAAAAAAGCCAGGCGCATTAAACCAGCTCAATTACAGATTAATCCTGCTTCTTCTGTGCCTGCGCAGGAACATTGCCCTTTGCCCGGTAAGCTGGATTCTCTTTTTGCTGAAAAGGAAAACAGGGCTCAATTCAGTCAAATTGAAAACGAAACGCCAGAGGCCCTGCTCGCATATGTAACGATGCTGGTGGATAAAAAATCATTTCGTAGTAAAGCTCTTTTAAGAGCACTACGGCGACTGCATGCGTTTAAGAAAATCAGTCCGTTAATCACACCGTCCAGCACCATTAATTCAAGCACTAGTCCACATTGGCTGCGTCACTTTGAGCGCTACTATCGTGAATACTGGCCTTGCAATATTAGCGTTACGCAATATTGTCACTGGTATTACCTTAATCCAGGGACTGCAAGTCGTTACCTATGTAATTACCCAACGAATTTAATCAACCCATGGTTATTGAAAGCTTGGCTGTAGCAAATCACTAAAAATCAGGAGGGGTAAATGGATACTGAGAATAATAATGAATATGACTGGGGTCTTATCGAAAAAAACATACGCCGTATATATGGAAACAAAGCATATCGACGTATTACAGAGGATGAATGGTGGAAATGCAAATATTTAGAACGCCGAAAAAAGCTTAGAAAACAATTAGAACTAAAAAGAGACTTTGTTGTTAAGTCGTTGTTATTTACTTCTTTTTACGATAATCCAAACACTATGGTGAAGAAAAATCGGCGAAACGGTCAACGCGGTCGGTGGAATATCGATAGGTTTTCCAGAAGAATTTATATTAAAGATTTGGGATCGCTTGATACCGTGGCGCATTTATTGACAAAAATGTCATGGCATCCCCACCACTCATATATTTTTGCTGTAGCACTCTATCCCGGCGTAACCAGCCAACAATTAGCAGATTACCTCGGAATGACCAACTCAAACCACAGAATGGTATTTCGACGTTTGAACAATGACCTCTATCTCGTTGGCTGGCAATTTGTTTCGTGTCAGATGGGTGCTCAAAACAAACCATGGGGCTGGTATCTGGAGAAAATTTGAGGCGTGATCAGCGGGTGAGATCAGGTATATCTGATCTCACCCGCTTTGCCTGTTCTGATACGTCTGATTAGAGTGGCCCTATAAATCACCAGACACTTCGCCTCTCTGAAAATAAGAGGTAGTCTTGGACCTATGTTTAACACCAGTCAGAATAATAAGATGGTTGAAGTTTTATCAGGAGCTGAACGGCGTCGCCGCCGTGCACCGCAGGAAAAAATAACCATTATTCAGCAGACAATGGAACCCGGTATCCGCACCATGCTCGACGGCAGCAACATCGGTTCATCCCCCAGATGCGGGGAACTCGAATCAATCTTGCTATCACGGCAACCTAATACCGGTTCATCCCCGCAGATGCGGGGAACGCTTACACCCTCACAGCGCCGTTAGCGCCGAAATCGAAAACCATTGGTTTTCATCCACAGGGAAAACAACTAAGAGTAAATTACACCAGCAGTAAAATTTGATATGAGCCGACGCGCCCAAAACATGCAAATTCCTTGATTTTAGTGATGAATGCTCAGTGGCTAAGATAAGCAAACTAAGCCTCATAAAGGCTAAATTACAGTTGATAGCAAAGTTATCGGAAGATAATTGAAAGTTTTCCCGCTAACGACCTATAAACCTGGGGACCGGATAAATGAACGTAGAGCAGAACAGGCAAGATGAGTGGCACGCCATAGAGGAAAAATTATTGTTAAGCCATTGGTATTCCCCTCTATTTTTGCCGACCACAAAACTAAAGTGAAGAACAATCGACAAAACGGGCAACGCGGTCGGTGGTTTATAGATAACTTTTCCAGAAGAATTGACATTGAAAATTTGGGACCTATTGATAGCGTGGCACAACTGGTAAGGAAAATGTCCTAGCATCCCCATCACATCTATATTTGGGCTGTGGCCACTTACCCCGGTGTAACTAGTCAACAGTTAACAGATTGCCTGGGAATGGCCAGTTCAAACCACAGAATGGTATTTCGGCGTTTAAACAATGACCTCTATCTGGTGGGCTGGCAGTTTGTCTCATGTCAGGTGGGTGCTCAAAACAAACCATGGGGCTGGTATCTGGAGAAAATCTAAGAAGTGATCACCTGAAATGATCAAGTTCATCGGATCACTTCAACTTTGCATGCGCTGATACCTCTGATCACCTATCCCCAGAAGGCTATCATCGTTCAAAGCCGCACCCTGACAGAAGTTGGTAATGATTTTGGTGATTTGATCAGGGAAGTAAACGACACATAAACCTTTTGATCAAAACGCGGAAAAAATTTCGCTTGTCTCGTTACGGGTGATCAAAACAGTGATCAAATGATCACTCTGACGATACTCCTGGTTCTGAAATGGCTGCGAACAGTAAAGTTGATCCTACCCGCGAATAGTGGACACGCGGCTAAGTGAGTAAACTCTCAATCAGAGGTGACTCATGACAAAACCAGTATCAACCAGCAAAAAGCCCCGTAAGCAACACACACCTGAATTCCGCCAGGAAGCTCTGAAACTCGCGGAACGTATTGGTGTTGCCGCCGCAGCCCGTGAACTCAGTCTCTATGAATCACAGCTTTATGCCTGGCGTAGCAAGGTGAAAAATGCTCATTCATCTTCCGAACGTGAGCAGGAAATGTCGGTTGAAAATGCCCGCCTTAAGCGGCAACTAGCTGAACGGGATGAAGAGCTGGCTATTCTCCAAAAGGCCGCGACATACTTCGCAAAGCGCCTGAAATGAAGTATGTCTTTATCGAAAAACATCGGGCTGAGTTCAGCGTCAAAGCCATGTGCCGTGTGCTTCGGGTTGCCCGTAGCAGCTGGTATGGCTGGTGCCAGCGTCACCATCAGCCCGGTCCACGCCAGCAGTTCCGGCTCATCTGTGATACTGCTGTCAGTCGGGCATTCACTAAGGCAAAGCAGCGTTATGGTGCGCCTCGTCTCGCCAAAGAACTGCCTGAATACAATATCAAAACCATCGCTGCCAGCCTGCGCCGTCAGGGACTGCGGGCGAAAGCGACCCGTAAGTTCAGCCCGGTCAGTTACCGTGAGCACGGCTTGCCCGTGTCAGAGAACCTGTTGAAACAGGATTTTTACGCCGGTGGTCCAAACCAGAAGTGGGCAGGTGACATCACCTACTTACGTACAGATGAGGGCTGGCTGTATCTGGCGGTGGTCATTGATCTGTGGTCGCGTGCCGTCATTGGCTGGTCGATGTCGCCGCGTATGACGGCACAGCTTACCTGCGATGCACTGCGAATGGCGCTGTGGCGACGTAAACGCCCGGAAAATGTCATTGTTCACACGGAGCGTGGTGGTCAGTACTGTTCGTCGGATTATCAGACCTTGCTGAAACGTCATAACTTGCGTGGGAGCATGAGTGCAAAGGGCTGTTGGGTAATGACTCAAAATTATTGA